CGCCTCGGAACGGACACCAGCGACGCGAGAGGACCAGCCCTTGCCGAAGGTGCCGAAGGTCTTCAGGCCGCGTAGGAAGGCCATGCGGCGGTCGCAGAGATCATGGATGACCGCGGCATGCGGCTTGGCTCGAACCGCGGCCAGCGTGGCCGGCCCGATCTTGCCGTCCTGGGCAACACCAACGATACCCTGCAGGTACCTGGCTGCCCTGCCGGGCCCGCTGTTCACCGCGAAGTCGAACACGGCATAGTCGACCCCGTCGGGAAGCTCGGCGCCATGCACCGCATCCCAGTAGAAGCGCCTATAGACCGAGGCCACCTGCTCATTGGTGATCTCGCGCAGATCGTCCTTGGTCGCGTTCGGCTTCACGTATCGGCGAAAGTTCGCGAGCGTGACGCCCTTCATGGTGGCGCCGCCTGGATCGGCCGGGTGATCTGACCAGCCACCCTCATGTTTTAGGACGAGCGAAAGCGCCCGCGCGAAATTGCGGTCCATGTGATGCTCCATTGTGGGTGTCAGCCGCCGTCATTCCCGCAGGGGGCGGGCCATGCGACGTTCGAGGACGGTTGATGATCAGATAGGCGTGTGCGAAGAACCGGCGGACTTTGGGGATCTTTTCTATGAACCGCCGAGAACTGGCGCCGGCAACAAGCAGCATCGTGGCGCACGGCTATCGGGCCGACATCGATGGACTGCGAGCTGTTGCTGTCCTAGCAGTCGTTTTGTTCCACGCATTCCCTGGGCTCGTGCCTGGCGGGTTCGTCGGCGTCGACATCTTTTTCGTGATTTCGGGCTATCTGATCACCGGCATCATCGCTCGCGAGATCGACGCCGGGACCTACAGCACATGGCGGTTTTATGAGCGCCGACTGCGGCGCATCGTCCCCGCGTTTCTTGTCGTCTGCGCTGTTTCGGCCATCGGTGCCGCGCTACTCTACGTCCCGAACGATTTCGAGCTGTTCGGCGAAAGCCTGGTGGCCTCACTCCTGATCTACGCCAACATCTTCTTCTTCAAGGAGTCCGGCTACTTCGCCGCATCAGATGAAGTGCTGCCCCTGCTTCATATCTGGTCGCTGTCGGTCGAAGAGCAGTTCTACGTTTTCTTCCCCCTGGCACTCGTGCTGCTGTCGAAGTGGAAGCTTCGAACCGCGGGGATCGTGATCGGGCTTGCGGTCTCCTTTGCCGCAGGTTGTGTTGCCGTGATCACCAATCCAGAGGCTGCATTCTTCCTCGCCCAATATCGGGCATGGGAACTGTTGATCGGTTCCTTCTTGGCCGTGGGCACCCTCCCGACCTTGAGCCACCGAGCGGCCGATGTGTGTTCCCTCATCGGTGGCGCGCTTATTGCTGCAGCCCTGTGGGGGCTGTCGAGCGCATCTACGTTCCCGGGTTGGAATGCTGCGATCCCGAGCCTGGGTGCTGCTCTCCTGATCTACGCTGGGCCTCAGGCCACACTAAATCGCGGGCTGTCGACAGCGCCGATGGTCGGCATCGGGCTAATCTCCTATTCCCTGTATCTATGGCATTGGCCCCTTCTGTCGTTCGGCGCCTACATCGCCATCCGCCCCCTCCTACCGATCGAGGCGGCCGCTATCGTTGCACTCGCCTTTGTGGCGGCGTGGCTTTCCTATCGGTTCGTCGAAAGGCCATTCCGGCGCCCAGTCAACAGGACTGGCATCACTCCGCTTTTTGGTGGTTTCGCGGCCTTGCTCGCGGTTGCCCTTGTCGCAGATCAGTCAAAGGGTGCGGCTTGGCGCCTACCGGATGATGTCGCCGCGATGACCAACAAGGAGGCTGTCCGGTCGGGCATGCCTTCAGAGCGCTGTAGCATGCGCAAACTCGCGGAAGCCGACCAGCGGCTCGCTCATCTCGCAAATGTCCGTCGCAGCATGATTTGTCGCCTAGGTGATCCAAACGTTCAGCCAACTGTGATCCTTTGGGGCGACTCCCACGGTGAAGCAGCAGCCCCAGCCCTTGATGCGGCTTTGGCGCGAGGCGGCAAGGCGGGCTACCTTTTCGGTCGCGGCGGATGCGTCCCCATCGTAAGCATCGAGCGGATAGACCGGCCGGCATGGCCGTGTGCCGAGTTTGCCGACAAGGCGCTCCAAGCCTTAGCAACCATCAAGCCGGAACTGGTTATCATGGTCGCGCGTTGGCCGTATTATTTCGAAGGTTCGCGTTATGAACGGAAAGGCCCCGCGCCTGTTTTTGCCCCCGAGGGCAATTTCGAGGTTGTTGCTGCCGGTCTAGACGCAACCCTGGCCAGGTTGCGCCCTATGGTCCCCTCACTGATCTTGATGACGACTGTCCCCGAAGTGGGCTTCCCCGTTCCGTCCACATTGGGAAGGGCGGCAATCCTTGGCCGAGAAATAGACATCGCACCCACTCGGAAAGCATACGATCAGCGCCAGCAGCGAAGCACTGCCGAAGTGACCCGGCTTGCCAAGAAATACGGGGCTCTATTGATGACGCCGGACACCATCCTGTGCCCCGGTCTCAAGTGCGAGGTCGTGCGCGATGGTGTGGTCCTCTATGCAGATTACAACCATCTGACGCGGGCCGGGGCTCACTTGCTCGTGCCTATGTTCGAGCAGGCGATTGAACGCCGCTAGTTTACGCGCTCGAAGAAGTAGAAATCAGCAAAACTGGTTTCCCTCTTATTGCGCCGCTCAAGCGGGTATCGATTGGGAACGTGCTTGACCTGGTTCCACTGGCCCGTCGCATCAATCATGTCTGAGAACCGCCGATGCCTGACGTGCTCATCCTTGGTCAGCTTGTCGTAGTTGCTCGCATAGACCGCGAGGTATCGGTGCGATGAGCCGAGCAGCCCACCCATGTATTCCTGATAAACAGCGTCTTCTACGAGGTGGTAGATAACGTCCAGAGATAGGGCCAGATCGTGGGTGCCGGTTTCCTCGGATCCCGATAAGCGAAACTGCTTCGACGGGTCGCTCTCAAACCGTTTCTGGCAGACCTCTACGATGGTAGGCGATACGTCGAGCCCGAGATAGTTGGGGTACCGGGCCAACTCCAGTTGCGCCCCGTCGCCGCAGCCGTGCTCTACGACAGTCTGAATGCGGTGTTCAGCAACGAAAGCGTTCAGAACTTCGGCCTTAAATTCAGCTAATCGGCCATAGGAGCCTGCGCCAGAAGTGCCTCCGTTGCGATATCGCTGATCCCAATAATCGCCAGACCGGAAGCTTTCGCCGTTACTCTTCCCGAAAAAGAAATCTAGTAGTCGCATGCACAGGCCCCCGCCTTTTATACTAAGTGCAGGGCATAATAGATTGCGAATGCCGCCGCAACCGGCCTCTGGCACATGCGACCATGTGGTTAGGTGGGCCAGCTCATGACCGGGAGCTCGGCCAAGAACCCTTCAACGGTCGGTTGCGAGCGCTGTTCCAGTTCGACCTTTTTGAGTTCGGCGTAAGCGTAAGCCCACACTGCGTCGCGCCATGCGATGAACGCCGTAGCTTCGGCTGACCATTGCGGATCAGTGCTTTTCTCGTATGTCGCGAGGGACATCGCGTTGTCGTAGCGGCGTTCCTTCGCCTTGGCATCGAGCATTGAGACGATAGCCGCTGTGTAGTCTTCTACGATCGGCGGCGGTACCAAGTATGGCCCAGCCTCGCCGAGATTGACCTCTGCAAACAGTTCTCGCCCAAATTCCTCGGAGTCATCAGGCGAGGCTGTAAACGGTATCCAGCCGAACACAGGATGCTCAATCTCGACATCGATTGTGCCGTGCGCATTGTAGGTTGCGTTGCGGTATTCCATCACGAAATCCTCTGGAACAAGGTATTGCGCGGAGCGACTGGCGAAGTTATCGCGCCTAGAAGTACCCACGTTCCCGAAGGGGAAGCTCCCTCAGGAAAGTCGTCACCCACGGCGGACAGACCTACAGGTTGCAGCGTAGAGCCTGCCACCGCCCCCCCGTAAGCGACAGGCGCGACCGCGCCGGTGTAGTTAGCAAACATCATCGATCCGATTGCCCCTGGCACAATAGCCGCCACCCCTGCACCGTAGTTTAAGGTCTGCCATATCGGAGCGGTCGCGCCGCCGTTCATAACCAGCGCCTGCCCGGCAGTGCCCTTTGCCAGCCGTGCCTTGGACTTGGCACCGTCGAAATACTCGATGTCGCCAGCAGCAGTTGAAGCCGGGATAGGCACGAAAAGCTTCGTGGCCGCTCCGTCGCCGATTGCCAGAACGTTGTCGTCAGTGTCCCACTCGACTGCGCCCTCTGCTGTTGGTGTCGCAGTCGCGCCCTGTCTGAAAGTCAACATGGGCGTATTGATCGTTGGGCTGTCGAGGGTGTTGGAGACGGCGTGCCCATTCGACCGCTGGTAGTTGACGCAGACCCAGTTGCCAGCCCCCTTCGAACGGAACGTTGCCGCGTCGCCGGCCGCGGAGGTGATGTTCGCGCCCCCCGGGAGAATGAGGCTGGTGGCGTGATGCGTCAGTGTGAGCGCGGCCGCAAAGATCAGCGTGCGGATCGCCCCCGAACTAACCGTGCCGAGCGCGGTGATGGTCGTCGTACCGGTGACATTGACGATGATGCCCGTGGCGTTGGCCAGGTTAAGCGTGGCCGCAGACGCCATGTCCGTCGACGTGGTGTTGAGCCCGTCATTGCCCGAGACCGCCGACGTGCCGCCGGTACCGCCCGCAGTGATTGGGCGTGCGGCGTTCAGATCCGTCAGCAGATCAGCGAGAAATGCATTGTATCTGGTGCTCGACACCGTTGTGCCTGGCACGCCATTGGTGTTTGGAGGCCAAGACATCACACCTGAGCCGTTACGGGGCATCGGCAATTCTCCATGAAAAAAGCCGCTCGAGGCGGCTGATGGACTCTTGGTGGGTGCGGCGGCATGATCCCCGAGATTCGGAAGGAATGCCTATGCCTGCAAAATTCGAGAACACGACCAACACACCGAACCTAATCAATGTGCACATCAACGCGCTGGCGCCCGGAAATCTTATTGTGCGTCTGGAATACGTGACATCTCAGGAGCACATCGAGCAGGTTCGTCGCGGAGAGACTACGGCTGAAAGCGTGGAGCTTCTGATAAAGCCCCACCAGGCACGAAAAATCGCGGAAGGCCTTATTCGCCAAGCAGACCTGATTGAGGCGGCGAAGCAGCCCGCTGGGGGCTTAAAGCAGTAGCACTAAGCAATGGCTGTCTCCTGAGGCGGCCTATTGTCGAAACGGCGGGCTGAGTTTACTTTCCGGCGCATGAGCTACCGGATTGTCGTTCAATTGATCGCTGCAGCAGTCACCATCGCGTTGATGGTGACGTTCGGCATTGGCTTCGATAGGTTTCTCGACGCGATGAGCCGAGATTTCATCTACGGGGCAATATTTGGCGGCAGCTTCTTCGGGCTGCTGATCTACTTGGCTGCACGCGAAGACCGGTCAGCGGCCAATACCGCCAACCGTCGTGAGCAGCAGAGCCCGCGAAACTCTATCGATCTGTGACGGATCGAGGTTTGAGCCTTTCGCGGCCTTCAACAGCGTATCAACCACTTCGGTGTTGTTGCTTGTCAGGGTTTCGGCCATCTGCTTTCGTGCAGCCTCAGTTTTCACACCCTGCAGCGCTTCGACGACCTTCTCCAGGCTCTTGATGCCCGCTGCTCTGGTGGCGCCACCTACCCCGCCGGCCTTGAAGCTGTCGACAACACCGAAGTCGGCGCCCGTCTGGCCAGTCAGGTCATTGATGGCTTCGCGCCGGGCAAGGCTTTCGCTGTTTCGAGTGACGATCTGCGACGTATCGGCGAAAGCGCGCTCATTATCGAGCAGGCGAATGATGCGGTCAGCCCTATCCTGTCCGAACAGGGTCGCAAGCCGGTCGCGGTTCCAGTCGCCTTCGCCCTTGATGAGCCGTTGAAGCGCGACACGGTCATTGGCGTTGGTGCCGATGATGCGCTCTATTTCTGCGCGGGCGCCTTCGCGTAGCCGCACCGGAACGGCCGACGGGCCGATCTGCTCGCCTTGGGGCAAGGCGCCCTGAGTGAACTCATCCGCCAGTTCGTGCGGTCGCGGGGCTTCGCGGCCATTGGCCAGAACGGTCTGACCACGCTGCAAGGCCGTGTTCTGCCGAGCGAGTTCGGCATACTTCGCATCGACTTCCTTGATGCCAGGTACCGATGCTCGCAACTGATCGTCGACCGCCTGGCGTGCCGTCGTCAACGCATTGCGGGCATTCGTTTCCTGTACGGTCTCAAGCATGCCGTCGATGGCTTTGCGCGTCTCCAGCAGTGTCACCGGGTTGGTTTCCAGCTGCTCAGTGCCGACACGGTTCAACATCGAGCGAACACGCTGCAGACCGCGCTGTGCCTCGCCCCGAAGGGTCTGAATTTCCCGATCCAGGTACTGGGCAATGCGGCTCGTGTCGACGGGCGAAGCATTCTGGAAAACTTCACGGTACTGCGGCGACAGCAGTCCCTGATTTCCCTCGATTTCCGCCGATACCCGACGCGGAATGGGCGCTGGGCCAAGCTGGTTTTCTACTTCATCGATGATCCGGCGGTTTGCGGCTGCGTCTCGGCCCTCGATAGCCCCGCGAACGACCTTCTGCCCCTCCCCGGGCATGGCGGCGAGCGCTGCCGCTTGGTGCTTCAGGTTGGGTCCGAGATCCAGCACCATTGCATCCGGTCCAAGTTCGGCAAGGCGTGCGTTTGCAGATGCTGCGTCAAGGCCGTCGCGCTCCATTCCTTTGGCCAGGAGGTTGAATGCCTGCTTGTCGACTCCTGTAGATTTGGCGAGACGACCAGTAAGCAGGGCGTCGGCGACCTTCTTGACACCTTTGCCAATCCAAGGCGCTGCATAAGTGCCAAGCCCGCCGCTCCCCGCCCCCCAGAGACCGCCTTTCAGCGTTTCATCGAGATCACCACCGGAGCGCACAAAGGCATCACCGCTACCGAGACCACCACCGCCGAGTGTGGCGCCGACGACCTGACCTACGCGGGTTGCCTGGCCAATGCCGAAAGCCCCCGGGGCCGCGGCAATCATCGGAATCGTGCCAGCAACCGCACCGGTGACTTGAGCGGCAGTGTCCAGCTTCGGGTTCATCGACTTTTCAGCCTCTGTTCCGGCCTGGATGACCTTGAGGATTTCCCCATAGTCTTTCTCGGAGAAGGGCGCGAGCGTTGCCGCGGCCGCGCGATCCACACCGCTGCGGATCAGGGGGCCGGCGATTGGAATGCCCTCAAGCATGCCACCCGACGCTGTCCTGAACTTGCTCAGGGCATCATCGCCCTCGATGAGGCCGGTGCTCGTGTTGTAGCCGGGAACGCCGCTCGGCACGTTGTCCGGGTCGAATTCCGGATGAAGCGGCTGAGCGCTGGGCCCAGCGGCAGGCTGTTCCATCTGACCGATTGCCCCCAGCGCCGAATTTTCGTCGGGAGCATCGATCTCGTAGGTTTTGCCGTCAGGGCCTTGGATCTCAAATAGGGGCATTATGGCTTCACCCTGATCTTGACGCCGTTCGGTAATACCTTCCACTCGCCTGGAGCAGCCGGGGCGGTCGTGCCGTCAGGTGTCGGGGTCTGCTTATCGACAGAGCTATCGACTGAACTCTTGATGTTGCCGAGCATGCGCTTCAGCTCCGCCACGCTGTTCTTGGCCCGCTCGCCGGCTCCGCCCGTCACTCCGGTCCAGAGCTGATCAGGCAGGTTTGCAATCCCGCCTTCCTTCAAGGGGTCGACTACCGGGTCATAGATCATGCGTTCCATGAGCGAGAGATCGGGCCCGTTCAGCACGCCAAGGTTAAACAGCTCCTTCATCTGAAGCATGATTCCTTGGCGGACCGTATTGAGGTTGTCCTTCGCCTGCCCCGGCTTCGCCTCGATGCCGGTCTCGCTGACGAGCTTCTCGTAACGGTCGAGTTCATTGGTGATCGTGGTGAAAGCCTGGTCGACATTTGACGTGCGATTCCGCTGGGCCTCGGTCGCCCGAACCGGCTTCGCGTCGGTGATCGGGATCATACCCGGGCGCTGCGGCTGGGCGGGTGCGGGGACGGTCGTTGGTGCCGGCGCCGGGGTCGGGGCAGCCGGGTTCAATGGTGCCGGCGCTGGTGTAGCCTGCGGCGTGATCGGCATGGCAGGGCCGCCGGGCGAAGTCTGTCCGAATACACCCTGAGGCGTCATGAAGATGGTTTCGCCGTTCGGGCCCGTCACTGTCTTGCCGGCGCCGAGCTGCTGAGCCTGCTCGGGCGTCAGCGCACCACTGTCCATCAGCCCATTGAGCGACTGAGCCTCGACCGAATTGCCCTGAAACCGGAATGCGCCGGCACCAATCTTGCCGATACTCTTGGTTTCACCCGTTGCAGGGTCGAACAGCGTGTTGTCGTCGAGCTTCTGCCACTGCTTATGAGGCGTGCCCAATTCCTTCTGCAGCTTTTGGATTTGAAGGCGGCGGATAGGATCGGCAGACTGCATTTTCTGCTCAAGCATCGTGTTGACCAGCGCGCGCTGCTGTTCGTTCAACCATGGATCGGACGCGGCTTGCATCAGCTGCTGAATGGACGGCCCAGCCTCGCCGGGCGGAAGCGGTTCGTGGCCAGGCATGTCGCTGTCTATGGCCGTGCCTCGATAGGCTTCTGCGCCGCCACCGAGAGCTTGGGCAACTCGTTGTGTGCCCGGAGTGTCGACAGGCATCTCGCTGTCAGCTGCCGCCTTTGCGAGCGCCCCTGTCACCTGCGGATAGGCTCCTGAGGCTGACAAAGGAGCAGGTGCCCCGCCCATCGGTTCTTGGCTCATCATGGCGCTGAGCACCCTCTGAGCGGCAGGTGTGGTTGCTGCAGCAACGGACTGAGCGCCTTGGGGGGCATTCACCCTGATCCAGCCCTGCGAACCCGACGCGCCAGCCATGCCAGTGGTTTCCGCATACTGGTAGGACTGACCGTCGGGCCCTTTGCGGATCTCTCCCGGCGAACCGGCCCCTTGCGGAGCGCCATTCTGCGGTGCTGCGGGCAATTCCGTGGCAGCTGCAGGCGTCCCACCCGTCGGCGCGTTCATACCGGCCCAAGCATCCTGCGACAGGCCGATGTTTGCATACTCCTCAGGCATCGGGCGTGCGGTGGCCTGTGCAATACCTGCGGACGGATCGAGCGACGCGACCTGAACGGGCTGCGCCTGTTCCTGCTGAGCAACCTGCTTTGCCTGAGCAGGTAAGGCGCCGGCACTGAGCGCGCGCTGATAGGTAGCGACAAACCTGTCGGTGTTCGTGCCCTGCTCGATGCCGCCCGGCAAGCTCGTCCAGATCGGATTGAGAACCTTGCCAACGGTTGCCAGCGCTGCCGGGTCGCCAGACTCCAGCACAGCAACCAAGTCTTGACCCGTCTTGGTCTTGTAAGTCTCTGCTGCGAGGTTCCAGGCGGCCTGATCCTGATTGGCCGGGGAGAAATCCGCGAGCCCGAGCTTGCCGGCCTGATCATCCCACGTCGAACCGAGGAACTGGTACTTGCCGGCAGCAGACGACGTGCGGCCGGCGTTCGGCCCGGTCTGGATCCGAACTGCCCGGCCCGGATGCCTCGAAAAGTCGTCAAACCTCCCACCGCCATAGATAATATCGTACCGGCCGCCACTTTCCGGCCCGGCAATCGTATTCAGCAGCGCCTTTTGATAGGGCTTCGCATCGGTCCAAGCGATTTCGTCGCCCTTGTAGTCAACCGGAGCAGACGACGTGGACGCGCTTGGCTTGGAAGTCGGAGCATCGGGGAACATGCCGGCGCCCAGTGTCTGCGCCATGGTCGTGGCAGCATGTTCACGACCAGCCTTTTCCCCGGCATCGGCACGGCTTCCGAGCACCGCGGCGACGACACCATCAGCCAAGGCACTGATGCCTTCTCCGACATTGCGCGGAACCTGATTGCGGCTGGCGAGCGCATCCGCCACGGCTCGCTTCTTCGCTAGGCTGGCCGGCGTTTCTTTGGAGGCGTCAAAAATGAAGGATAGAGCCATTGATTATGCTCCCAGCGACAGTGCTTTGCGGTAATCCACGGCCTTGAAGCCCCTCGGGGTATCGAATACCGCGTCGGGGTGCTTCTCTTCGACATCCTGAGCCATCAGGCCCAGCTGCATCGGTCCGCCAGCCTTGTAGCGATAGGCATAGATGGGCTGGCCGTCGTCGGTCTTGCCGACCTTTTCAATGTCGGTCTTGGCCCGCTTGTCCGACAGCGTTAGAAGCTTGCCGATGCCACCGAACAGCCCGCCCATCAGACTGCCGTTCTGGGCAACCTGCTGGTTATAGGCGTTCATTTTCTGATTGTAGTTTTCGTTGATCAGCCCGGCATTGTCTGTCGTCGGGATGGTGCTGCCGTTGTGACCTTGGGCCTGTGGTGCCGCCACCTGCGAGCCCGAAAGCAGCGCCGTAATCTCGTTGATCGGCTGGTTGCGTACGGCCTGGGCTTCGGAAAAGGCCTGACCTCGACCGGTCAACAGCAACTGATTATAGGCGTCATTGGCCGTCAGCCCCTGCCGCGCAATTGCCCGATCATAAGCCGCCGATCCGGGCATTATGCCCTGGTTAGCCAACCGCGTTGCAAGCTGGTCCTGCTGCTGGGCAATGAGCGGATCGAGCCGCTTCCGGCCTAGCTCCATCAGTCGAGACTCGACCGCCTCATTGGAGCCGTCGAACGGCTTGGACATGTATTCGTTCAGGAACGACGACTGATTGTTGGCGAGCGTGCCAAGATTCAGCTGGGCCTTGTCTGTCTGGTCCTTGATGGCCTGCTGCGCGGCGGAAAGCTGCGTCGTAACCGTCGTTTTCGGGATCGTGTACGTCTTGCCCGTGTACGGATCGGTGATCTGCTCTTCGCCGGTCTTCGTATAGGTGATCGTCCCATCGGGCGTGACCTGATTGGCGTTGTTCAGCCAGGAATTCGCAATGGCGGTCGAGATATTGGTGCCGGTCGATGCCGCCGAAGTTTCCTTCGGATCAGGAGGCGTCGGAGCTTTGGGTTTGCCCATGGTATTTCCTCGTGAACTTGCTGTTCCGCCAAGCGTCGTCGGTGAGCGTGAAGACGTAGCCGTCCTCGTTGCGGCCGCGCATTCGCTCGATGAAGTGCGGGGTGAAGCCAAAGGCCTTGGCTATGCGCACCATGCGCTCGTTGGACGCTGAGACCTGAAGCACGACCATCTGACAGCCGACTTCGTCAAACGGGTACGAGAACATCTTGTGGCGGACCTCGGCGGTGAGCCAACGCGACGTGACGGACGCGCTCGATATCTGCATGAGGCCGGTACCGGGCTGCCAGTCATGGAAGACCATTCCCGCGACCAACTCGCCGGTCTCCTCGTCGACCACGCCGATTGCCTTACAGTTGCCGAAGCCGGCTTCGCATCCAGGGATCAGGCCCGCCACAAACCGCGCTACGCGATCAGTGCAACCAAAGAGCAACCGCATGTCAGACGACTACGGCACCGACTTCATAGGTGATGTCGATTGCGACCAACTCCGCATCGGGCGTCGGGGTGACACCGCAGGTAACCTGCACCTGGGGGGCAACCACGAAGCCGGACCGGCCTATGGAACCCCAGCGGGTCGCAATGCGTTTGTCGGATCCTGCATCCCATTTCATGACGTCCCAAAGGCCGCTGTCCCATTCGTCGAACAGGGTGTCGTCTGGGACGGAAGACGGCGCCGAGGGCAGCGAAACCTGATAGTCGGTCGACATCGACAGCTTGGCGATGAAAGCGCGGGCCGCGAGAAATACGGTCCTGCCCATGTGAACTATCTTGGAGGCTGCCGGCACCCTGAGATGGTCGAAAAGGCCGACATAGGTGCAAACGTATGGCTCGCCGTCGTCGTTACCGCCGACTTCGCACTGCATAACCTTGCCGTCAGACGTGCCGAAATAACCCCAGTCGTCATGAATGGCCAAGCAGCGCGTGTCCCAGCCGGTATAATCTGCCCAGGCTCCGGTTTCGAGGTTGACCACGAAGCAGAGCCTGTCCTGGCCGACATCGGTCGGCAGTGAGACTATGCCCATATTCATCAGGGGCCATTTGACGATTTCCCATGGCAGAATGGCGCGGCGGGCAACCTCCCGTCGCCAATCCGGCTCGATGTTCCGACTGACGCTGCTCAAAGAGAGCGCAGCGCGGTCTTTCGCAATCGCCTGGCTAATCGGAACGATGCCATCTTCCATGGCAATCAACAGGTCGCCGCCGGCCTGCATGAAAGCGCGCCTGCCCATGGGGCGTGAGATGTCATAACGGCCCACCAAGCGCCAATCATTGGCGTTGCCAGGGTCTGAACCTTCGTAGACCGCGACCTCGCCTTGGTCGGAGACGAGAACGCACTTGTCGTCGACGCCGTCGCCAGCATCTAGCGACCAGGTCGCGCCGAACTTGAGTGCTCCACCCTTCTGAAACACACCAGCAAGGGAGAAATCCTGAGCAGTGCCGGTGATCTGATTTACCGGCAGGAACCACGCGACCAAGCTGTCCTTTTGAACGAACATCTGGCGATTGCGGTAGGCCCACACCTGCGACAGCTTGTTGGTGGCAATCGGCCCGAGGTTGGCCACTGTCGACCAGACGCTGCCATTGAACTGGCGCATCGAATCCGTACCGTTGACGGCTGACAGGAAGTCACCTGCAGCCGTCGCGAACTGGATATAGCTGTAGTAGCCACTGGTTTGACCGGAAACGACAGGAGCCGGGGCCACATTCGGGTCGGCTGGGGTCGTGACGTCGTAAATGCTCGTCGCGTCGGCCGCGAACATGTACCGACCGCTGGAGCTGTCATAGGTGATCATGCTGACCACCGGGCCGGCCCCGATAGTCGCCTTTTTGCGCGCCCCGCCGCGGAGCCTGATGCCGGTGCTGGTCGGGAACCAGTTTTCAAGCACCTTGGCGCCCTGAGGTTGCGAGGCGGCCAGGTTCTCATTCGATATCTTGCCACGGATGGGCGCGGGGAACGTGTTGGTGCGGTGCTTCTGCTGCGCCGGAGCAGCGACAGGCATGCGTCGGAATGCGCGCCTCATGGCGTTATCGCCCCGGGAAATGCGCAATCGGCATTGGCCGAAGGGCGAGGCTGGCCCACGGCGAGGATATTCGAGCCCTTGTCTGCACCACTGGAAACGGCAAGGGCGTCCTCGTAGTTCACCATGTCCTCGGCGTAGGCCTGGCCCTTGTTAGCCTTCCACTGCCAAATCATACCGAGCTTCAGAACACGCTCATCGAGGCGGAAAACGTCATCGTCGGCGGAAAACTCGACTTTCGGGACGCCGTCCTTGTCCTTCACGACCTTGTCGGACAGGTAGAAAAACGATGCCGTCGCCAGATTGGCCATTGTCGGCTTGATGTGGATCTGCTCACCGATCAACGTCCAGGCACCGGTGATGCTCTGATAGTTCTGCACCGTCGTCGCGAGCCAGTCGTCCGAGTCGGGCACGTGCGAGAAAGGGACGTAGGGACTGGCCGACGGCCACACACGCGCCTTCTTCAACATGCGCTTGTAGTCGGTCGGCAAGTCGAAGCCGGTGGCGACGCCGTCACCGGTAATCGCTGCAAGCACCTTGAGGCGGGTCCAGTCGCGAGTGTCGAAGGCAATCCGCTGCGCCATCTCATTGGCGAGCGCCTGCAATTCGAGGTGTTCGCGTTCAGTCGACGAGAACACCGCATCCGGCACGGTGAGCCCGATCACCGGGCACACCTGCTTTATCACGCTCAAGATGCTCATGGCCGCTTAGCCGTTCGCGAGTTCGGCAGCTGCGGCGACCAGCGTGTTGTGGCTGGGATTTCCGCGCGGACGCGAACCGGTGTGCTCGGCGATGTAGTCCTTGAGCTTGTCGTCGTCCCACAGCTCGAAGTCGGTCGACGCTTCCGCGACCTCCCGCTCGAGTTCCGTTTTCGGGACATTCGGGTCGGCCGGATGGCCAGTAACACCGCCCGTCACGCCCTTGTTGTACGCGATGAGATCAGCCATCTGCGCCCTCATGTCTTCCATCTGCTGGCGAAGCGTGGAGTTCTCGGCGGCAAGCGACGTGACATCTGCTGAGCCGGCAGCTGCGTCCAGATAGGCCTGCGCCTGGTTCTTCAGTTCGCGTCCGCCCATGCCGAGCTGCTTGAGCGGGTTGCCGTCCAGGCCAGCCAATGCTTCGACCGTGTGGATGTTGAGCGCCTTGAGTTCACGGCGCTTGGCTTCTGCGAGGAACGGCGCTTCCGCCAGTGGTGTCCCGCTTGTCGGCTGGGCATAGCCGGCTTTGAATGCTCGATACTGGTCGTTGTAGAGCATGGCGTACGTCACCACGCCGCCGCCGGCCTTGATGCTCTCGCGCGTCGCATTGGGCTCGGTTTCGTGAGCGGGGAACGTCGCCTTGGTCTTGGTGTTGCCCGCGAACACGATGTCGCAGACTTCCACGTCGGCAAAAATGGGTCGGCCCGCCTTCTGGCTTGCTGTGATGTCGTGCGTCGTGTGAACGCGAAACACGATAGTGGTCTGATTGTTGTTCGAGGTCATTTCTCGATGTCCTGTCTGAGAGGGTGCAAAAAGAAAACGGGGCCCGAAGGCCCCGCTGGTTGGATCAGGCCGCGAGGCCGTCATCCATAAACGGACGGTCGATCTCGAATTCGGCAAGACCGGCGGAGGGCGTGCCCACCGCAGACGCGCCCTTGGCATTCTTGACGCGGTCGCCAGCGACAACGGCGTCGTCTACAGAACCGGCAGTCGCCGTCCCGTAGACGTTCGCGTTGTCGAGGAAGCCAGCCAGGGCCTTGCCAATCGCCTTGCCCTTGATCTGGTACCAGCCGTACTGGTTCGCGACATTCGCCGACATGGCGACTGCAACGGATCCGATAGCGTCTGCACCCAAGAGCACGGTCGACCAGTCGTCGGGATTGTAGACGACCCACGAACCCACCGCCGTCGAGGCAACGCCCTGAAGGTAGATGAACTCGCCGACGCCGTAGACCGGATCGACTGCACGGATGACATCGCCCAGCTTCCAGGGAGTGCTGCGGCCGGCCACATTCGATGCGGGACCGGTGAAGGCAATCGGAGGGAAGCCGAGGGTCGGAGTTGCGGGAATGTAGGTCATCGGAACCTCCTAAGCCGCCGGGTTAGAATCGATGAGCTTCCACTGGAACAGCGGGTTGGTCATCGTCAGCTCGCCCATGAAGCCGATGTACTGGACAACGGCGTCCTGGTTGATCGGCGTGAGCGCCTTGCCGATCTTGTTGAAGTTGCGTTCCGGGTGGTAGCGGAGCCAGAGGCTGGCGAGGTCCAGACCATAGGTCGTATTCGCCGGCATGTTGGAGCCGATGCCACCTTCCTGCACGATGTCGGCGACGCGGCCGGCGCCGTAGTACTTCAGTGCCGAGAAGCCGAGCTTGCCGAGCTTGGTTTCGTCGTTGATACGCTGAATGGCGACGGTTGCGGCGTCGTATGCCGAGTAATGCTCAGGCGACATGAGCAGCAGGTTGGCGCCCTGCTTGCCGCGCGACCGCTGGGTCATGATCGAGTTGAGCATGGGGCGGATGGTGTCCTTGGTCACCTGCGTTCCGATGGCCGGAAAGGCAGTGTGGGCATCGAACACCGACGTGCGCCAGGCTGGCTGGTTGCCACGGTCGATGCCGGCATAAACGCCGGAATTGACGATGGTCGGAACAGCCAGCTGAAGGCCGCCGAGTTCCTTGCCGCCGAAGCGCGTACCGTTGCCGTGGAGCGAAATATCAGCCTCATCGACCAGCTCTTTTTCAGCTGCCTCGATGTGGGCCTCCAGAATGTCCATCAGTTGGTTTTCGCCTTCGTTGCCGAGGATGTCCTCATTCGGAAGGGTGACGGCCACGGCGACCATCTTGGGCGTGTACTCGGCATCGCTGAACAGTTCGGTCGGAACCGGGTTCAGAAGGTCGAAGCCGTTGTACCAGACCGCCGAGCCCGTCTTGTTGTAGAGCAGGCGTTCGCGGATCTTCGGGCCCGAGTATTCCTTAAAGTTCCCCCTGTCCTTGAGCAGGTGCAGGGCGGCCGATGAGTTGGAGACCAGGTCCTGGTAGCCTTCGGAACGATCCTCCAGCGCCAGAGACATAATCTCCTGGTTCTTTTCAACAGAAGTGAGGGGCATTCAGCCCTCCTATGGACGCGGGTTATCCGGCCTGCGCGACCGCGCGGGCGAGAGATTCCCTGATTGAGGTGGAGCGCTTCCGCGTGGTCGGGTCTGAGCCGAGCGTGGGTGCGCCAGAGACGGATTTCGAACCTTTCCGGGTCTGAGCCTCAAGGTCTGCTGCAAGTGCCGCTGGAGCGGCCGGAGCCGGGGCAGATGGGGCGGGGTTGAGCCGTTCCGCCATCTTGTATGCCTCGGCCAAATCCTTGGTCTTGCCGCTTTCGATGAAGAACGCGATGTCGTCGGCAAGCTCTTCAAAGCGCGGGTTCTTGTTGGCGAACTCATCAACCGCAGTCTCGATGCCAGTGCGGTGCTGCTGCTGCAGCGATGAGGTGACGCCGCCGATCTGATCCTTGAGGCCGGCGATTTCCTGCCTCAGCGTCCTGATGATCGTGTCGTTCTGCGACTGCACCTGATCGGGTGCCTGCCCCATTACCGCTGCGGCAAGCTCGCGAAGCGACACGCCGGCATATTCGCAAACTGCCGCGATGCCTTCCATTGGATTGGTCAGCAAGGTCTTTTCAAGGCCGGTGTATCGGACCATCGCATCGCGAAGGGACGTGTTATTCCTCTTGGCGAGGTCGTCGAATTCCTTCACCTGGCTGAATGCCTCGGCATCCGCCCGATATTTCTCGTGGCCCTGCTCAAGCTCGCGGATGGCGCGATACACTTCGGCCTTGATCGGCTCTGGTGCGGTCGCCCACGCTGCCTTGGCATCAGCGGAGAAGCGGGCTGGGGCATCCGACTTCGACTGCTGCTGCGCATCGACAGGCTTTGGCGCGGCGGGATCAGCCTTCACGGGCTTCGTGTCAGGCGCCGTCTTGTCGGGCGTTGGGCCAGCCGGATCAGCTTTCTGGGCATTCTCCTGAGGGCGGTTGGCCTCGGCCTTGGCGACCTTTTCGGCGGCGCGCTTAAGTGCTTCGCGAGCGGTCGGTGCCTTTTTCGGCTCCTGGCCCTCTTTGCCATCCTTCCCCGAGCCTGTCGGATTGGGTTCCGGCAATTGCTGTTCGGCCTGGGGCGCGTTCGGCTGGGTCTGTGGTTCGGGGGCAATAGCGGTCGCCTCGGCGGGCGCCGAAGCGCCTCCGTTCAATACGTCGGTCATCATTTCACCTGTCTGAGAGGTTGCGGAAGAAAGGGACTACGGGCGGACGCGCTCGCCGCGGTCAAACCGGGCCTTGGCCTTGTGGACTGCGTCTTTGATCGCCTTGCGGTCGGGCTTCGGGCGTTTGCGTGGACGAAGACGTGCAGGGTCGTTGCCAACCTCGACGACGCCCGCCGCGCGGTAGGTGCTGCGTAGCGCAGACTTGCTGTCGTACGTCTTGCCGTCCAGCATGCTCTGCACCGGCTCCATGGTGTCAGTCGCAATCATCGGGCAAGCCAGCTGTGAGCGCTTCGGCTCGTGCGTCTCCACCTTCCGGTAAACCGAGCGACCGTCTTCCAGATCAATCCACTGATAGGACGTCATGCGATACCCTCAATCATCAAAGGTGCGCTGGCCACGTTCTTCTGAGCCTGCTGAGCGACCTGAAGGCGCAAGCGCTCGATTTCCAGCTCGCCCTTTTGCATTTCCTGCTCATGCTTCTGGGCATCGGCCGCCGCACGGGCCTCGATCTCGCGGATACGAATGTCGGCCTCTCGCTGCTTCAGTGCTGCATCGGCATTGATGCGGGCGATATCGGCTTCGGATTTGGCCACAGCCGCCTGAGCCTTGCCCTGCTCGACTGCAGCGCGTTCGGAATCGGCCTTTGCATTGGCTTCTGCCTGGGCCGTCATCGGATTTGGCTGGGGCTGGCCCGCAGACGCCTTCATCTTCTCGACGAACTCGTCGATTGCCGACTGCATCTGCCGACCGGGGCGAAATGGCGCGATGGCGAACTTCAGGATTTCGCCGGCGAAGGGAGCAGTTTCAGGCTTTGATGACACCATGGGGGACAGTTGGGCGAGCGCCCCGCCGAGAGCGGTCAGGAATTCAGAGGTTCGCTGCTTGGCTGCATCCTCGTCCGGCTGAATGGTGCTGTCGGTCTCGATATCGAGGGCAAACGGGCGAATGCGCTCATCCCGAAGGAACTTCATCACCTTGTCGATGGTGATGGTGTCTTCCAACTCCTGCACTTGCTGAGCGATTTGCTCGACCTGCTGCTGCGCCTGCAGAAATGCCCCCTGCGCCTGCTCAGGATTGACCTGCGCCATCTCCTGAAGACGAGGATCCTGCTTTGCCGCTTGGACCGCCCTGACAATCTCCTCGGCCTGATTCTCAAGGGCCTTGACCGACTTCATGACGTTCGCGTCGGTCTCGAATTCCATCTGCGACATTTCCAGCAGCGTCTTGCTCTGGAAATTCTCGGCCTGGATCTCGGCCACGATGCGTGCCGTGTCGCGCGCAATGCGCACCAGCTCATTCTGCCGGTCACGAATACGAACCGACCCGTACTGCGATTTCAGCGTCTGAGCGCCCAGCGTCTCGTTCGGGTTGGTCGCACCGCGCATGACATCGGACAAACCGCTGATTTGATAGATGTCGTCGATCAGCTGCTTTCGCAGACTGATGAGCTGGGTGATGGTCGCCACCACCATGTCGAGCGGCAGCCAGACAATCGTGTCCTTGGCCGATCCATTGCCGAACGCGGCCCAGTTGCTGACCGGGATGAGCAGTTTGCGCTCGTCGGTCGACTTTACCGCCGCCTCAATGGCATCGCTCAGTTCGCCAGCACCCGACGGATAGAAGCCGCGCACCTTCAGTGCCTGCGTCAGTGCAGACACGCGGTTGGTGAGTTCGTTCACCTCCTCGATCTGGTCCTTGTAGAAAAGGAAGTCCGGCACCGGAACGAGGCTGTTGGGCTCCAGCGTGCCATAAGCGGGACGCGGGCACGGGAAGAAGTTTTCGAGCGACAGGTGCGGTTCGCCCTCGTCGAGGACTACGTCGACGCCCGGCGTGACCCACACCACCTTGTTTTCGGTCTTCGACCAGATTTCCCAGACACCGGCCTTGAACTTGCCGTCGCTGTTGTTCTTGTCGTCCTTGCGCCTGGCGAACTCGGCATTTGCATAGGCATTGCCCGATGTCTTGAGGAAACGCTGGCGCATCTCCTTCTTGGTCATCCAAGCACGGCCAGCCACCCAGCCGACTTCCTTCCATTCCCGAGCGGGATCATGGGCAAAGTCGCGGCGGTTCTTATGTTCGATGCACGTGCGCTCGGTGAGTCCGCTTTCCTTGCTCTTGGTCTCATACCGGACCCAGATACTCCCGCGCGCATTCACCGCGAGGTCATCGCGAACCTGGCGCATGACGCTGTCGATGTCTTCGCGGTCGAAACCCACCGCTGTCGATCGCTCAATCAATTCGGACGCCGCGCGCGGGATAGGCCGATTGTCATTGAACCTGGGCGCCACCACCGGAACGGGCGGTCGGGCATACATCGAGGGCTTCAGAACCTCGATATTGGCCCAGAAAATCTGAAACTGGCGGTCGCGCGAGATGCTGGCGAGGCGCGAGAGGTTTGCATACTGCTTTTCGATGTTAGTGCAGCGTTCCTGATAATCGGAGAAGCCGGCCTTGTCGTGGCTGGTGATGAGCGCGAGCCAAGCCTTTGACGACTTCGGTTTGCGCGCAAGCACGACTTCCTCGCCGGCAGTGGCGTCGATCTCGTCGTCAGTCATATCTTGATCCTTCCACCGGACGAGGTCTCAGGCGGCATCGGCAATTGCACGTGGCCGGGCTTCGGCGGAGCGCTCTGCGTTACTGTCTGGCTGACCCACGGGCGGGACATGCAGGCGCAGCGGACCATGTCGGCCGCGTGATCTTCCTGCGAGGTGTCGAGGTCTTCCGGGTTGTTTTCGTCGTGCTGCAGCGCTGGCAGCGTTCGAATCGTATGAATGCAGGTGCTGAAGAAGAACAGCAGCGGCCTGCCATCCTCATCCCCCGTCAGGCGACTTCGAAGCTGGTCCCAGCCCCCCATTGCGCCGCGACCCGGCGTTCGCTTGTTGTCCGCCCGCTTGAATGTCGCTCCTTCGCCGTTCTCGCCCTTGGCCAACCGCTCGGCCAGTGACGGGCCACCATCCTGGCTGAAGGCTGCAGGGTCGAGAACGCCATAGGAGATGACGTCGTCAAAGTCGCGAAGCCGGACACCCGCACCGACTGCCTCGGCATGGAGCTTCACGCCCACGTCAGGAAGGAACTTGCCCTGTGCGTTGGTCTTCACCCCATACCATTCCCGGTACATGACCAGCGCACCGCGCGGGATCACAACGCCGGGGCCGACGATGGTGTCGTCCGATGCGACAGCGAACCAGCCGAAAGCGAATGGCTTTGCACTGCCCCAGTCGCCAGCCCTGAACCGAATCCAGTGCGCCGGGATCGAGAACGGCTTGATGACGTGCCGCTCACGCCGGAAATTATCGAAATACGCGCCCTCTACGATGTCCCAGTCGCCATAGCGCATCGCGCGGACAAGGCTTTCGGACCCAAGGCCGTGAAGACGACCCTCATAGCCAGGATCGTTGTCGTTCATGGCCGGATTGTCTTCGAGTTTGGCCGGGATGTACTGGCGAAGCATGCCGCCCTCGGACGGGGGCGTCTTGTAGATCCTGTATTCGACCGCGCCGTCGATGAACGTGCTCTTGACGAACTGATGGCCAATGCCGCCCGGATTGCCGCTGCACAGGATGCGCGGGAACCTGCGCTTGTATTTTTCCGGTACCTCGATTCCGACCATGCGGACGCGGTTGCGCAGGAAGCGGTAAATCTTGTCGGTGAAGTGCGTCAGCTCGTCGATCAGCAGGACGTGGATTTCGGCGCCCTGGTACTTGAATCGATCCTTCTCATCCTTGCAGTGGCAGAGGTAGATCTTGCTGCCGTTCCAGAACCTGATTTCGTCCTCAACGATGGTGACGAATCCACACGCCACCCAGCCGGCTAGCATGGCGCGAAAGCCCTGCGGGCCCTCAACGTGGTTCTTGACCAGATCGTCACGTATGCGGCGGAACAGATAGACCTGAAGGCCGGGGATTTCCGAGCACCACGTGATTGCCGCCGACCGTATCAGGTGGCTCTTGCCGCCGCCTGCCGCGCCACCGAAGAAGGTTTCAGTTGCCTCCGTATTGAACGCCACGCCCTGTTTGGCATGCAGGACAAAGTCAAGTGCCGCTGACTGTGACATTCAGGATGGGAACGAGGATCGGGTTTTCCGGGTCGTTGGCGTGCGTCAGCTTCTCGCCGTACTTCTTCGGCTGGAGCTTGCCGGCCATCCACTTGCGGGCATCCACCTGCAAGCGGCGGTGCTCGATCATGTCGCCTTCGGTTTCTTCGGTCTTGCCGTCTGACATTGTCTTCGTCTTGGTTCCGAGGAGCGGCGTGTCGGCGATGTCTAGAATTTCATCAAACAGAGCGTCAGCCTGGGCCTCGCGCGCGCGGGCGTACTGGTCGCGGAACGCCTCGTCAGCGGCAAGCCACCTGAACACTGTCGACTTGTTCGGCATGTCCGCTGACGTGCAGATCGACCTTAGGCTCTGGCCATCTGCAATGCCGTCGCAGATCGCGTCGCAGATCTCCTGCGCCATATCGGATGGTCGAGGCATGTGTTTCCTCTCGCCGGTTTGATCGGTCGATTGGGCCGTGTTCATATTGATTGGACGTACCGTTCGCTGGCCTATTGCCGCCGCGAGCCGCGCCTGATTACCTCTGGTTGTTTCAAACCGTTGAGGGGACTTACAAAATGGCAGAGCAGGTGAGTATCGAAACTGGGGCGGGGACCCACCAACGGGTGGCGCTGGACTTGGCAAAAACAATCGCCAGTACAGCAACTGATATTAATGGGCTGACGCGAGAGGGATGGCTGGGTCTTTACCATTCGTGCCTTGAGGCGACATACGGCCGGTATAAGCCGAAGTCCTGACCGCCAATTGTGAAGCCTGCCCTTGGCAAGCCACCGAAGCGGAGCGGGCCGGCGCCGCAGTAGGCAACCGGCCCTCTAAGGGTTGTGCGACCGTAATGTGCGGGTCGATGCGCCCCTCAGGTAGGCAAGAATCAAAATGGGCCTGTTTTCGACGATTTTTTGGCCCCTGAAGCTGGCCTTCACAGGGACACTTGTCCACCAGATTGACACACCAGTCTCAAGTGGGCTCACCTTGTCGCTGCGTCTGAAGCGCGATGGGCATGGGAAACACTATGTAGTACTCGCTGGCTTCGCAGGAGGCGAGTATCAATACTACACGCTCGAATTGGCAGTACTCTAACGACATGACCCAATCTCTCTTTGTCATCACCGGTGCCATGGCTGCCGGCAAAACCACCGTTGCCAACGCGATGGCAAGGCATTTCCCGCGCTCGGCACTCGTCGGCGGCGATGTTTTCCGTCGCATGATCGTGAATGGCGCCGCGGCAATGGGGCCCACGCTCGACGCGGAAGCTCGGGCGCAACTCACCCTCCGACAGGTGATCGCGACTGATGCCGTGCGTCGATACTTCGAGGCAGGGTTCACCGTGATTTACCAGGACATCCTCATCGGAGAGGACCTGGTCGCCGCTGCCGAGCGCCTTCGCGACCTCGATCCGCGCGTGGTGGTGTTGGCCCCTTCGCCGGAAGTACTGGGTCAGCGTGACAGAGACCGGTCAAAGACCGGCTATTCCACGGCATTCCCTCCCGCAGTCCTTGCCGACGCACTTGCCCGCGAGACGCCCCGCATCGGTCAGTGGATCGATTCATCCGCCATGGACGTGGACCAGGTGGTGGACGCCGTCCTCAAAGGATGACGTTCCGCTGTGCTGAGTTCGCCGCCTCGCCGACGGAACCGTTTCCGTCCGCGTCGGTTGTTCTCCTTTGCAACTGCCAAGGGGGCCATTGAGATGATTTTCCGTAGCACACTAGTCGCCGCCGTAGTGCTCGCTGGCACCTCGTTTGCGGCTGCCCAGACTGTAGTGATCACGCCCGAACAGGAAGTAGTGGTCCGGGAATACGTGAAAACCAACCCGGTGGTCGTCGAACGTCCATCCAACTTCGAACTGGTACTAGGTGCAATCATTCCTGACATTCTCAAGCCAGGCGCTCTTGCAGACAACAAGTATCAGTATGTCGTAATGGACGGCCGCACTGTCCTTATTGACCCGCAGACCCGCAAGGTCGTGCACATCATGGACTGACGGCGCGGGCGCCCTGGCGCAGTGTTCCTGCATTAGGGTTCCTGCACTAGGGCGGCTTCGTTAGGCAGCTTCATTCAGTCTCTTGGCATCACCCTCTATCGAGTCAAGAAAGGTCAGGTCCGCGCGCCGTCCGCCCGGACCGATCACTTAGGAGTGCCTTTGAAATAGATGTTTAGGGAGGTGCCTAGTCGGCGAGAGTCGCAATTCTGCGTATAGAAATCTAGTACGGGGTTTCGTGACGAAAGTCAACGCACGATCCGCGCGACAAATCACATGAAATCGAAGTGCAGCGCGCACACTTTGAGATGATGGTGCAAGACAGTGGCCATATCTCGTTCTTTCATGCCGTTTGCGTGCGCAACTTCCGCCGCTGTTCGCCCCTCGACGCAATATTCGATCAGTTGTGCCGAGGGGACAGCACCAAGCTCGTCACGAAAGCCTTGCAGCTTGTCGAGCGCGGCAACTCGACCTTCGGCAATTCCTTGGGCGTAGCCAGACCGGATGCCCCTCAAGAAATCGCCCGAGCTGGCGACGGTCATGCCCGCGCGCTCCCAGAGGATGGCGAGGTGCGATCCAGCGTGGAACAGCGCATCCTGCTTGTTACGGCCATAGCGCCATTCGAACGATCCAGGCCGGCAGCGGTACTGCTGCCGCTCTATGCGGTCGGCTGAAATCCGCAACCTAACCTTTGTCACCTTGGCACCTTCCTTGCCGCCGTCCTCAGCCTGGAGCTTGGCTACCTGACGTCGACATAATGCCGTCTCTTGCGCCGCTCGATCACGACGAGCAGCACGCGACCACACCTCGCTTACGCGCGTGTCTTCGACCGCAGGAGCAACTGCCATAGCAGCGTCGCGTTCCTGCCGCCTCCTGCGCAAGTCAGCGAGGTTGACGCGCTTGCCGCCATCTACTCGTACAGTCGGTGTCACTTTCGTGCTCTTCATCAAGAAACCTTCTTCTGGATGATCGCCACATCCGTATGAACTACTGGTATCGGATGATGAGCACGGGCTGGCACGTTCACGTTGGCGTAGTGAATGCCTGCGTAAGTATCGCTGCGCACCAGAACTTGATTGGCGTCGGCTTTAATCTCAAATCGACCGAACGGCGTGCCCGGCCTATTGCCCCAGCGATGGAGCATCGAGAGATGTTTGCGCTTCAAGAACTCCTGCCCGTCCATGATGAGCGCTAGAGTGGCCAGCATGTCGCGCATGACCTTTTCGACGAACTGGCCTCGCTTAAGGATCTCTTCGGTGCCTGGATGTTCAGGGTTCATAGGCGCCCATTCTGGCAATGCCCGTTCCGCGTCGGACAGCCCCATCTTTAGCCGCCGAGTGTCCCGAGCCACGTCATAGCCTTCTGCCAGGAACTTGAGCCCTGCGGCCTTCCCTATCGATTTCCGCTGGATGACGACATTCCCGTGCCGATCCTTCCCACCTAAATCCTCGTCAACGAATAGTTCGCCGTCGGTCTGGGCGAGTTCGGTGTGCAAGAATTTGCAGAAGCCCTTGGCAGTCCCAGTGTCGAACTGCTCACGGGCAAATTGTAGGTCACTCGCCACCGCAGCCATACGGTCAACGAACTCCACCAGCGTTACGCGCCGAGAAGCAATCTCGTCCCACAGTTCGAAATACTCTCGGCACCGCTGCTGCCGACGGAAAAGGCGCTCTGCATGTTGGTAGTTCTCACCAAAATGCGTTGCGGCACACTGATGGCCGATGAAGCGCACGGCCTTCTCGTCGGGGAAGTACGCCATACGGCCGCGGATAAACTTCGGGCTACCCGGCGCACAGAATGAGCATGGCACGCGGTCACCGCCTGGCCGGAGCAGTACTGGCACCCTGATTTCGTCCGACAACAGCACGATATTCTCATGCTGCGTCGGCTTAGTCGTCGAGACGTTCTCGAAGGTTTCCGGGCAACCTGTCGCGGCGATGTGCTCGCGCCACCGCTCCAGATACTCATCGCTCGGCTGCTTCTCGAAAACTGGACAGTAAATTAGTTCGGTCATGCCACTGCCTCGTGTGCCTCAGATGTACTGAATGTAATGGGATAAACCCTCCCCCCTTGATCAGCCTTAAGAGCAGCAGCCACCCTTGGGCTCTGCAGGCGATACTCGTTTGGCTGCTTGACCCGGCCTTTTCGAACGATGGCGAGCAATCCAACTTCAACCAGGACGTTTCGGGCCCGGTATATCTGGCGCCGGCTCATGCCGAGCAGCCCAGCTGCAATGATCCCGTCCGGCACAACGGCGAAAATCTTGCCCGGTTGGTGCCCATGGTTGGAAATGAGCAGTACGTAGAGTGCCAATGCATCGGCACCGTCGGCCCTGGGCAGAAGCAAGTCGGTTGCGAGGCGGTTAATGCCCATTTCGGAGTTCCTTCCGGCCCATAACTTGCCTTCCAACCGGAGCTTCCACGCCCAATCGGCCACTTTCTGAATTTCAGCGTCGGGCACGGAGGCTGCATCATCGAACTCGATATCGCGAAGCGCGACGAGGTCGGCCAAAAGCCCATCGAAGTTGTCGGCAAATGGGGCGTACTCTACGGCACGCCGCCAAAGCGCACCGTTGCGCTCGCCGCGTTGCACCTTGCCGCCATCGTTGACTGCTACGAGAGGGACCCGATCACGGAAGGTTGGCAGCGCGGACGTACCAAGCATTCCGCGAACAGGGAGGTAATGCCAGCCATCTGGCCGCACAGACCCTGGACCAACCACGAACTGCGCGCTGCCCGCCTTGAAGTCGAGCGACACGTCGTCGAGCCGTACCGCTTTGGGTACAAACCCCTCGGACTGGTAGTAATGGTGGGCGCCCCGACCTGTGCGAACCACCACGTCCGACTGTTGGAACCGGCTGGCGAAGTAGTCGCGCGTCTCTTGATTGTCGGTATCGATGTCGACCACGAGCAGACCATCGAGCCTGATCCCATAGGACTGCGAATTGGCATTGGCCATTCGCCGAAAACAAGCTTCAAGAGGAATGCGCCGACCTTTCCAGCCAAGGATCAGCGGCTTCTTACCATCCGGGCCACCCAGCGGGATCAAAACAAAGTTGGCCGCGTAGAGATGCTCCATAGTCTCGCGAAGCGAAGGCGGACTATGTAATGCGATGGCCGCCGTCATAGCGCCCTCGCCCTGATCAAATTTGCCTCTCGGATTGCCCGCACCGCCTCGACTGCAGACAGGCGGAAACGCTTGCGAAGTTCTGGGATGACTGGGTGCGGTGGCGACTTTTCGGAGGCCAGCCAGTTCGCCGCCCCCGTGATGTCATGTGACGTCACGCCACGTGACGGAGATGTCGAAGGAGCTGTCATTTCAGCAGTCCCTTCGATCTGGCCGCCATGAGGGCGCTGGTGACGGCCTCGGCATACGCCTCAAGCCGATCTAACTTAATGGCAAAGCCGCCCTTCCCCGGTCGCATTGAACCATCGTCGGCTTCGAAGAAGGTCCTTGTGTTGAACAGGAATACGCCGTTGTAGAAGTCCAGCGAGACGCGGATCTCGTCGCCTCGCTGGTTCTTCTTCACCGACGCGATCAGCGTCGATGAGTTCCTCATGCGGCAGCGCGCCTCGCATCGACGAGGATGCGCACCGGAGTCCGCAAACGATAAACGGCATGCGAGCCAGGGAACGGCCCCCCATGCGCTTCGTGCTCGGTTTCGATCAGCAGCTCATGCTCATGCCTGAGTTTGTAAACGAAATGCGCGAGCCTAATGCCGGCCGGGAAGTCGGCAGCACTGCACCCGCGCTCGCTTGCCTTGACTAACTCGTTCAACGCCCAACCTGGGCGGCCCTGAACGACGAACTGTCGTTCATGGAGTGGATCATCAGGATGAACCAAGACTGTGAGTTGAAACTTGCCCCGTCCAGATTTCGTTTGGCGGGAAGGCGATTCGCTTGCTATGGATTTCATGCTGATAGCGACTCCAGGTTTTCAGAGAGTTTCGTCAGTATGGGGAGATGAGCGGTCCCGTTTGGCGACTGGCCGCTCATCTCTACGCAGTTCGGGGGTTGCCTCATGCGGCCTCCTGATCTCGAACAGCAATCTTGTCGGCGATCCAGGCTTCAACCTCGGAGAGGAGAAAAGCCTTGCGGACACCATCTTCACTCAAGCGCAAAGGCTTCGGGAAATTTCCCGCCTTCGACTTGAGGAAAAGGGAAGTCCGACTAAGGGAAGTCAGTTGACAGGCTTCCCTGATACTGATTAGCCGCAAGTCGCGACCGGGTTTTGTCATTGGCATCACCTTCGTTCGATTAAGGTAATGGTAATAATACTGAACGCCAGAGTCGGACGCTAAACCTATTTTGCGCTGTGCCCACTATTCACAGGCAGATGTACTAAGTGATTGTAATTCAATCACTTTTTCTGGCGATGTCCGCAGGATATCCACAACCATGCGTTCCCCGAACGTTCACTCTTGGCCTTGATTTGTTCGCACCGGGGGCAAGTCCTTGGATTTACTGAACAATATTTGACACGTGTCTTGCCCATCTTAAGAGCGCGTCTCGCTTTTCGACTTCATACGTCGCTCTGTTGTAGACACCAGCGACGCCAGCTTTGAAACCGCTGATGTGGTTCAGCACCGCTTCAATGATGTGCGGCATGATGCCAAGGTTAGCCATACCGGTGGCAACCGTTCGGCGAATGTCGTGAGGGGTCCAACGCTCTTTCGACGCCTGCAGCTTCAGTCGTACCGCCTGGGCAATGGCATTGCTCTCAAGGGGCTCGCCTGTCCTTGTGAATAGCGGGGCATCTGGGTCTTCGTCGGCCCTAACCACCGCCGCAGTAACGATCTGGAGCGACTGCGGCGATAGCGGCACCACATGCGTCAACTCATTCTTGGCACGCTCGCCTGGGATGGTCCAAACCGACTTTTCGAGATCGACCTCCGACTTGCGCATCCCGCAGACTTCGCCAGATCTCTGGCCAGTCAGGAAAAGCAACCGGAGAACATCGGCGGTGACGGGGCTTATTGCCACCTCCCCTAGAGCCCCCCAAGCGCCCTTGACCTCAGCGTCAGTAAGAATTCTATCGCGCCTAGTTGGCTTACCCCGAGGCTTAACCCCCGCTATCGGTGAGATGGTTAGATAGCCATCTTCCACCGCCCAGTTGAACATCTTCCGAACCACCGCGAGGATGTTCCGCGATTGTGCCCTGGCGCCAGCCTCAGCTTTGCTGTCGATGATGCCGATCACGTCGCGGCGTTTGACGGCCACGCCCTTCATGCGCCCTATCTCCGGGTAGACTTCTGCCTTGAGGATACGCTCGTCCTCTTGCCACGTCTTCTTGTTGGGCTTGGCGTAGATCTTGATGTAGAGCGCACCCAACTCTTCCACCGTCAGCGCCGTTCGACGTGCCGATTTCGCCTCCGCAGGGTCTTCCCCGTCTGCCGCGGCTGTCATCGCCTTCAAAGCCTTCTTGCGCGCGGCCTCAAGCCCGACAGCCGGGTAACGTCCGAGCTTGACGCGCTGGCGGCTCTCGTCGCTCTCCCGAGTATAGATGAGGTTCCAAGTCTTGGTCCCCGTAGGCGACACTCGGAGTGACAGCCCCGAGAGCTGAGTGTCGAAATAATCGGTACGGACATCTATTGTGACATTGGCGACGAAGCGGTCGGTCAGTTTGAATTTCGGCAC